CTTCTTTTTAATAAAGAAGTTGAAAAGTTGCTCACGGCCAACCGTTTTTTCTTGGTTGTATTCGTCTAGAATCTGATCTTGATATTTTTGTGGAATTTGCGAAAGATCAATCATCATTTTGTTACGGTAGAAACGTCGCAGTGTTTCTTCATCCATTTTATCCGTACCTTGCTTGTACAAATCTAGACGCTTTTGTGTCATTGCTTTTTGTCGCTCGCCAACAGCAAGACAGTTATCAGCAGAGAGAATATTAGGTACACCGTCACCAGTATCACCTTTGATAATATGTTCTTGCAAAAATTGATCAGGTTGATCTGTACGCAACCAACGCTTACGAATAGGATCGTATTGATGAATGTTAGCGTATTTTTGCAGTTGGATGTAGTCTTTATCACCAGACAGAATAAGGAACTTTTCAGCACCAATATTCAATTCAGATCCAAAGGTGTTACATACTGTACCAATAATGTCGTCGGCCTCGCAATGATCAATGTGAACTACTTTATATGGAAAGAATTCTCGCAGTTCACCACGAATGTTATTCATAATTTCAAACAAAGCATTCCAATCCATACCAGATTCGTCGCGAGACTTTTTGCGATTAGCTTTGTAATACGGATATGCTTCTCTGCGCCAAGTATTTTTACCGTCAGCACAAATAACGATTTCGCCATATTCTGCAGAAAACTTTTTGCGGTTAGAACGCAAAGAGTTAAGGAACATATGACGAATGATGTTCTCGTCTGCTGCTACATCAGTGTGGTTACCGATGCTTGCAAAAAGTGAAGCTAGGATAACTTGATTATAATCAACTAGGATTGCCATAATATTCTTTAATGTTTAAGTTAGTTTACATGTTAATTATAACACATGTAAACTGAAATGTCAACCTTTATTGGTATTTCTGGCGTAATAGTTTTGTCCACGAGTTAGAAAAGCTGTTGATGTCGTTAGGAACTAAACCAAAGCGGTCTGAACGGGTGAATCTTGTAAGGAAATTGGGATCGTTTTTCTGATGCTCTAAGACGCTTTTCGTAACAGCGTAAGCTAGATTAGCATGATCTGCCGTATCTTCTGTATAATCATACATGATTGTAGCATTTGCTGCAGTTTCAGGTAAAGCACCAAAGTTTGGATGAATACATAGCAATCCACTACGAATAGCTTCAATCAAAGCAATACAAGAGGTTTCTTTCCAAATGTTTGGATACAAGAAAATATGCGCATTATCTAATGCTTGAAGAACTTGTTCATTAGGAACTGCACCATGATAAGTCATATTAGGATGTGCTTTGATCTGTTCAAACAATTTAGCGTATGGTTCATCGCGTTGAGCCCAACCGTAAATTGCAAAAGACGAATAAACATCTAGATGAATATTCGGATATTCCCGAGACAGCGCATCTATAATAGGAAATACAAGTTCTAGACCACGATGTGGTGTAGTATGATAGATAAATCGAATAGTGCCTGTTGTATCTTTTTCTTTTGCTTCATAACGCTTTTCAATAGCATTAGGAATAACAGAACATTTAGAATACGGGATTTGAAACAATCGAATATACTGATCACGCTGCCACGAGGACACAAAAACAAAATGATCGAATTGCTTCCAACCGTCTTCCATCAAGACCTTGTTTTCTGGATCTTCTGCAAGATCATGACAATACATAATATTTTTTACATCTTTAGGAATGTCACGAGGTCTTGAAAAGTGGATTGCATAACCTTCTAACAATTCTTTTTGAACCGTACTAAGAAGGCGCTTTCGCATCATTTCTGTTCCGCCCATAGAATTTTTAGATAGCTCGGTTTCTACAACCTCACCTTTATAAATCATACTCATTTATTGCTCCACTTTAAAATCTTTAAGCGAATCCCAACGGAATGAACGCCAGCCTTCAGCTGTAACATCATATACCGCAAGAACATCTGGGTTAGGTGTTTTTGTTTTCTTTTCAATAGTTTCTTCTAGATCAATTTGAGCAGGGAGAAGGTCTTCTTTGAGAGTACATTGCATTACTCGCTCTTCACCATTTACTTTTGTAAAAGTAACAGTACAAACATTTGAGTGCAAAGCATTTTTAATTTCTTGTTGATTCATCATGGTAAAAATTTCCAGTTTAGGTTAATATTTATTTCTTTTTTACAAATTTCTTTCAGCACTTCTTCAAAGTCTGAAATATCGCCGTTGTTGTGTATCCTATAGGTCTTTACATCAAACTTATGAGGTAATACATATTTCTTTTCTATATCAGTTTTCTTATTAATCACAAATTCTTGTGTTACATTTCCATCAAAATACCTCCGAGAATCAGAAGAAAAATCATGTCCATCACGTGTAAGTTGAACTAAGATAAAATTATCGTTTCCAACTTTTTCAACTACAGGAATAAGTTCATCAATAAAGCCACCGTCTGAAATGCAATAATCTTTTTGAAGATCAATTTCATTAGCTACTAATTTACCAAAATAGTCTAAGCCACAACGAGGTTTAATGATTTTTTCAGAGACATGAATCATTGCTTCTCGACGTGACATGTTATCAAGAAGCGGAGATTTAACTTCTTTCTGAGAACGATCATTATAACCATCCATGAACCATTTCGTATCAACACCAAAATATTTAATAGTTTCTACGTAAAGTTGATATTTAAATGACAAGTGCTTAAAGCCATACTGCTTAAAATAATCTGCAGCATGATCTTTTCCAGAACCAGGAGGACCGTTAAATAATATGATCATAATTTATTATACACTATAAATTTTAAATGTCAACTAGCAATCAAACTACGAACATGATTTCGATGGATTTTGCACTGTATAATTCCGTTGTAATAATCATCTCGTAATAGCACATCGTTTTCAAATTGATATTTTGCTTCTAAATAACCAAGTTGTCCTTTTGACATGCAAAGATATAAAATTTCTCTATGAAAATTATCTACACCTTTTTCTTCTACCATTAACTTAACTTCTTCAGAAGAACCATAATATTTTTGCCAATCAGTTTCTTTTACTACGGTTCTTTTTCTAGTCTTACCTTTTAGTGGTGCAAGTTTGCGCTTAGATGTAAGTAACTTTTTTCCAACATATTTTTTATTGTTGGATTTGTCTGTAATTAAATAAACAAATCCAACATAATCTTCAATCATTTCTGAAGTAAACACTTCACCTTTATAGAACCACATATAATCTCCATACACATATATGGAGATATTTATAGGTTATTTTAGAATGTCTGTAATAGTGTATGCTAGTTCACGGAACCATTGTTCGTCATGACCGCGTGTTGTTTCAGCAGCAGTACCAATACGAATACCACTTGTTTCTACAAAGCTACGGGGGTCATTAGGAATACCATTCTTGTTTACAGTAATTCCGTTTGCTTCGAGCAAATCTGCTGCTTCACGACCACTGTATTTACTCTCACTTAGATTCATCAAAATAATGTGACTATCGGTGCCGTCAGTTTGTACTTTAAAACCTTCTTTGGTAAACACATCACACATTGCTTTTGCATTTCGCACAACGTTTTGAGAGTATTCCATAAATTCGTCTGTACTTGCTTCAATAAAGCATTGAGCTTTTGCAGCAATAATATGCATCAAAGGACCACCTTGAGTACCTGGAAAGATTGCACCATTGATTTTCTTAGTATATGCTTCATTGTTCCATAGAATAATGCCTCCACGAGGTCCACGGAGTGTTTTGTGAGTAGTTGATGTGACGATATCAGCGTACTCAATCGGACTGTCATAAGCCCCTCCAGCGACCAACCCTGAGTAGTGTGCCATATCTACAAGTAGTAGAGCACCGACTTCATCAGCAATTTCGCGGAATTTTACCCAATCGATTTGTCGTGGATAAGCACTTGCTCCAGCAACAATCATCTTTGGCTTTAGATTAACGGCCATGTTTCTAATAGCTTCATAGTCTAGCAAACCTTCATCATTCACTCCGTATGAATGAGAATTAAACCATGCACCTGAAATATTTACTTTAGCACCATGCGACAAATGACCACCGCTTGCTAGATCCATTCCAAGCACAGTATCGCCGGGTTGCAAGAATGCTTTAAATACTGCGAGGTTAGCATTAGCACCAGAATGAGGTTGAACGTTAGCAAACTTAGAACCAAACAAATCGCATAACGTATCGATAGCTAATTGCTCAATGTCATCTGCGTTTGCGCATCCATTGTAATAGCGTTTACCAGGATAACCTTCTGCATACTTATTAGTAAGGATACTACCAGCTAGTTGCAGTACTTCTTTACTGGCAAAGTTTTCACTCGCAATTAGTTCAATGGTATCAGCTTGACGAATACCTTCGTTCGAAAGTATACTTAGAATTCTTTTGTCTATCATATTATCCTCTTCGCATTTTTGCGATATCAATTGCATCTTGGTCACAGAATACTGGCACTGCGTTGCTTTTGTGCAACTGGCCGATACCGAGCATTTTTGTGCCAGTGTATTTTGGAGATTCTTTTTTTGCACAAGCGTCTGATCTAGCGCTTGAAGTAGCTAGACTTGAGTAGCGAGGTGTCTCACGAATAACTTGTTTTGGCGTTTGATACGCAACAAATTCTTTTTTCTTTTTGGATTTTTCGTCAGGATTGACACCATTTTTCAGCAACCAAGCTCGGTATTCCTGCTCAGCTTTTTGCCAACCCGGTTTCTTTTTTTGCTTTGATTTACCATGAACTTGAACGCCATGAATCATATGCATACTCATTACAAAATTCCTAATTTTTTCTTAAAATTGTACAAGAATAATCTAGCGCGCCACAAAAAGGATTTCATCCTCTCGGCTTTTTCTAATTCGAAAAGATGCAGATTATGTAGTATTTCTTTTTGTCTGTTTGTCATGTTTAATAAGTTTCTTTGATAATGTCATATTTATCAGCCGGCCATTGCTTTTTAAATTCTTCAGACTTTACGTACTCATTGTAAGCTTTAGCCTCAAAGAAGACTTTCTTAAAGGTACTCATATGTTCACCTTTAGGTAATACGCTAAGATAGATTGATTTTGCTTTGCCAGCCATTTAATTTCCTTGATGTGTATTACATTATAACATTACTTAAAGACATTGTCAACTTTACTTGTCGTTTAATTTATTTAATGTTTCGAGGTGCTCTGCTTTACTTAGTTCTATATCATAGACCATCTTACCCAAGAATGCTAAAGCAAGTATGCAAAAGCCAGTGCCAATTTGTGCTACGGTAAAGAAAGCAAAAAGTACGTTAACTAAAATGCCTGCGCCAATGGCGATAGCAAATAGTTTTGCGGTTTGTAAGATAGCGGTTTGTTTTGAAGTCATGTGGTTTCCTTTAGGTTTGTATTTAATTATACACTATTTAGCAGCGAATGTCAACAGTTATTCGTGCTCACCATAAAGCAATTCTTTTTTAATTACTTTCCACTGCAACTCGTCTCGATTATGATCATAATAGCCAGAAACTTTTTGATACTGTTCTGTTGCCCGATACGTTTCAAACCAGACTATATAGAGTTCGTCATCTTTGTATATTGAAACGGGAAACAGCGCAAACCGTGTCTTAACGCGAGTATCGCCTTCAGATGGGCCGGCTGATATTTTCCACTTCATTCTTTAATACCAAAATGTTCTTTAATATCATTAAGCAATTCTACAGCCCAGACTGGTTCACTGTATTGCATTGCTTCATTCTCAATCTTGTCTAGACATCTGCGTACGATTAGCTCTGCAAACTTTTTTTCCTCGTAAGAGAGTTTATCACGTTGAAACAATAGTCCAGATTGAATTGCAAGTTGTTTAATTTCTTCGTTCATTTTTATCCTTATAAAGCCATCGGCGAAATTTTGTTGATACGGTTGTTGCAATATTTATTCCAATAATAACAACAACTAAAACAGTAAAAATAGTTTCAATCATAATTTTGTAATCTCTGCTTGCCAAACATCATCAGGAGAATCTGGGTCGTTTTCTTCCCAGTAAGCTTTGTATTTTTCTGCTTCCTCGAGAGTTGCAAAATGTTTGGTGGTTTCAGGGTCGTTGCGTTGTTCCCAACCACATTCGTAATAAGTCACAACAACTTTATATAATTCAGCCATAATAAGTCTCCTTGATACGAGCGATGTTTTCTTTAGTTGGAAACGTTGCTACGATAGTACCGCCGTAAGCAGATCGATAAGTTTCAGCAACAGCCTTGATGTAGAACTGCATAACTTTACCGTTTTTCGTAATCAAAATGTATTTCATATCATTTTCCTGTATTAATTATAACACACTTTACAGAAATTGTACATTCTGACGGATAGTACGATTGAGGCGAATAATCTTGCTCATGATTTCTTGGAGTTGCTTTTGCAAAATTGGCTCGGCTTCACGGGGTACTGCATTCATAACTGATTGCAAACGCATAGCACTAGCAACTAAGTCTTGTTTCTTAGTCATTTTCTTGACCATATCAGCATCAACAAGAGCCAACTTACCGCCAACAATCATTTGAACTTTTTGCATTTTGATTCCTCTTTGTTTCCGTGTATGATTAATTATAACATAGTTTTGTGCTTTTGTATCATATAAACGAAAAAAAGTCCAAAGTGTATCTTTTTTGACACACTTTGGACTCTAAATCTTAATAAAAAAGTATTACTTTATTGTAATGAAAGAATTTCCTTTAAACGATCTGCAGCATATGAAGCAGCAAAAGCTTGTGGCTTAACCTTTGGTTCTACATTACACACTCCACGAATGTAACCAACAGCTTGTTGGATAACAATAGACGAGTTGTGCATTTCACTTGGGTTAATGTCAAGGTGGATTTGTACTTCTTTGTCGCCAATTACATCAGCAATCTTGTGGTACAATTCAGCAACCTTGTACACTTCATTCATTAGACGTAAAGATGGACGCGATGCTTTGAAGTCATAATCAATTTCTGTTTGTACTTCTCCAAAGATCTTGCAACCGTGTCGACCATTAATGTGAACAACAATAGCAAGTGTGTAATCAGCATACCATACACCGTTCTTCTTAACACGCTCAGAATCAGCACCGATATAAATCTTAGTGTCTGAACCTTGTGCTTCGATATAATTTCTAACTTCGTTAAAATCGATTAACTTCCGCATGATGTACTCCTAGTTAACATCCCAGCCTTCTTCAAGAAAATTCTTTAAAATACGTATAAGATGTTCTTAATGGTGGTGATAGTTGGTATCGATCCAACCTCCTCGCCTTATGAGGGCGGTGCGCATCCGTCTACGCCATATCACCATTATTGTTAGGTTTATTATAACCTATTTCTAATAATATGTCAACTAATTCTTGGAGCGGGATAGGAGAATCGAACTCCTACGATAACCTTGGCAAGGTCACAGGCAACCATTACATCAATCCCGCACTTATTATTTATGCTTTTATATCTACATTAGAACCCTTTGAAGGGCCTTCAATAGAACCATTTCTGCTATATAAAAATTGAACAATTTCTACAACTGTTTTATTAGACTTTTCGTCTATAAGTGTTTTGTAGATTGTTACACGATCTTTACTATGAAAGATATCGCGAACAGTTTGTACTGCTTCAACAATCATTAGTTTGCTAGTACTTTAGATACAGCGTTAACAACAGAAGCAATCCGGCCAATATCACGTAGTTGTTCTACAGTGTAGCCTTCTTTCTTCAAAGTTTCGTAATGTGCTTTAACACAGAAGTGGCACTTACCAACAATAGATGCAGAAAGACTGTATGCCTCAAAGCGCCCCTTTGTTGTTCCACCATGTGTAGAAATTGCATTCATGCGAAGTTGAGCTGGAAGACCAGTCAAATTAGCATCATCTGCCATCTCAATGTATGGATACCAAGTGTTGTTCATGGCCATCAACGAAGCAGCTGTTAGTGCAGCATCAGCTTCTTTACGATCTGCTAGAACACTGTGAATCCATGTCCACATTTTTGTATTTCCTGTAGCAAATGCAGCTGCTAGAGCGACTGCTTCTGCTTCCTCAATTGGCAAAGTAGAACGCTTAATAACTGAATCAATATTCAGCTTAGTATCTTTAGCGTACTCTGGGATTGTTTCTTTAAGTTGATCTACCCATGCTGTCATTTTGTTTGTTCTCCTAAAATTTTATAACCTCGAACTGTAGGATGAATACCGTCGGCACTCATATGAGCTTTGGGTCTAGGCAATATTGTATCACCGTACTCTTTTGCAATCCGAGTCATAGCATCGTAAGGTACAGGTTTACGGTCTTGTCCTGGATCAATCCAAAACACTCGTTCGCCTTTGACAGCCTCACGCATCTTTCGCAGTTCCTGCTCTGTCTTTACACCTTTGTGATCATTGGCACCAAGACTGATGATTAAAGTTCTAGCAGGTTGACTAGATGCTTTTGACAAATAATCTTTGTTCCATTGCCACGAGTTCCAGCCACCACGAGCGTAAGCAACACATTCTGGTCTAGCCATATGTGTGCCTACTGCAATACTATCTCCAATAATAAGGCATTCAAGCATTATGATGTCTCCATTAATCTATTTTTATCCAAGTGTGATCACCCATAAACTTAACCTGTGCTACATATTCGTAGTTATCTGGCACTCCGGTACTCCATCCTGTGGGTCCTAAGTGAACTAATAAAGTTTTATGTCTTCTTGTATCCCACACTAACCAATAGCATTGACCAATACTTAATTGAAACTGGTATTCAGCTGAGTGAACAGCATCAGTAATTTCTAATCTTTCTTTAATTTCATTTGCTTGTTTTTGCAATACTTCAACTAACTCCATAATTCTATTATACTCTTGCTGGGCAAAATGCCTAGCGTTATTGAGCATAATATCTTTATGTTTAGTTACAGGAACAAGATCAAATTTAGGACCACCGGCTTCGGTTGGATACGGAGTAATGTTCCTATTAATGAAAGCTATAGTTAAGTCAGTTGATGTTGAATCAAAACTATTTCTTCCTTTAGTTACATTACTCATATTGTTTACAGTGTCTCACCGCCGACTGTACGGTTGCAAGCGCAAAGTTCGCCAGTCTGCAATGCGTCAAGAACACGAAGTGTTTCTTCTGGGCTGCGACCAACGTTTAGGTTGTTTACAGTAACGTGCTGAATGACATTATCAGGATCAACAATAAAAGTAGCACGAAGAGCTGCTCCGGCAGGCGCATAGAATACTCCTAATTGTTCAATCAAACTGTGGTTAGTGTAACGACCAGTTTCTTCATTGTAGTCACGACTGCGGCGCTGTGTATCAGCGAACTGGAAATGAGTGATCTTCTTTAGATCAGGATGAGATGTTTGCCATGCAACTTTGCAGAATTCATTATCTGTAGAACCAGTCAATAGAACTGCATCGCGATCTGCAAAGTCTTGTGTTAACTTATCATATGCAACAATTTCTGTTGGACAAACAAAGGTAAAGTCTTTAGGGTAATAAACGATTACCTTCCACTTACCTTCAAAGCTTTTTTCTGTAATATCAAAAAATGCGTCTGCAGGTTGTCCTGGCTTAACACCAGTAACTACAAACGCTTCAATCTTATCACCAACTGTTTTCATCATTCACCTTTATTAAAATATTAAAATTGGCATCCCGGGAGGGACTCGAACCCCCACTAACGGTTTTGGAGACCGCAGTGCTGCCATTACACCACCGAGATATACTTTGGCTCCCCTACGTGGGCTCGAACCACGGACATTTTGATTAACAGTCAAACGCTCTACCGACTGAGCTATAGGAGAATAAAATGGTAGCGGGTCCAGGATTCGAACCTGGGATGCTCCGAGCTTATGAGACTGGAGTGGTGACCGCCCTACCCGCAACTTTATTTATTAGAAAATTTATACAACTGATACCTTGTTTGTTCCACCACGTTATTGGAACCATTCACCCGAATTAACTAGTCCGGACGGGAGTCGGTAAGTCACTTAGGATACTTGTCCAGCACCGCAATCCCGTATGCGCCGCTCCTTCCGGAACGTAGGGAGTTGAACCCTTCTACCTTCTACTAACTTGGTCCTTCGAAGAAACCGTATTAGCGTGACTTTTTCTTGCTGACAACGAAGTATCATGTGTATAAATTTTGAAACTCATTGTAGGCTGGATTCGAACCAACATTAAGCCCCATAACGGGCCTATCTTACCATTAGATGACTACGAGTTTGCCGAGGTCATGACTCTCGACTATGGACAGGGTAATTACTCCTGTTTTACCATATAGAAACACACTAAAAGGGATCTAGTGCCCGTTGGTCCGTGGAGCCCGAACAACTAAAAGAGATCTAATGTGTTTTTATATGGTGGAGGACTGAGAATACATCCTTACCGAACAACACCTCGGACATTATTGTAAGCCTTGCGAGCCTACTTTCTTCCGACTTCCACTATAACCATATTGCTATGTATTATAGTCTGTTGCCAACATCGCCGTTTTAAGACAGGCAGTAGTCTTGACATCATATGCTATTCTACGCTTTCTATCCCGTTGACCTTTAGAGCCATTCACTACCGCTAAGTAGTTACGAAACTTCCTGCATAAACTAGTATTACCTTGCGAGCTTTACTAGACTTGATTACCTTGCGGTTCAAGTATTAGATGCTTTTCACATATGACCGAGTCAGTCTTTGCATTTTAATCGTTAGCGGGAGTTGAACCCGCAGTCGACTCCTTAACAGGGAGTTGGCCTACCATTAGCCTATAACTGAACCTACTGCGATGTGCTGACTCAGTTGCTGAATAATCTTTTGGACTACCCAATACAACACACCACGTACCTTTTGTCTTGCGAACTACTCAGTCGTCTTTTGCGATCAATGTCGGGTCTCGGCTTGCGCGTACCTCCATCAACCACTCAAACTGCATACAAGCCCTTGAGTGCAACCTCTCGGACAAATATGCTACCCTTTCTCATACCAATTAACTGGACTGGTTTTGTTGTGAGGTCAGCACCACCTGTTACTCTCTAATGACTTGCGTTTCCTTTCGGCGCTTAAATCATTAATTCTTTCCACAACATCCAGCGTCATTGTTACAACCACCGGTCTTATCAGTGATTGGACCCTCACGGGCCTGAGCAGGCTTGCTTAAACGAACTATCTCTAGCGAAGTTATGTAGGCATACCTTCTTTGGCTGTGTCACCACAGTTATTCTTCGTAGCCGGCGAACCGTCTACAGGATGTTAAACCACCCTTATTTAATTTTTGGTGCCCTCTGTCTGTCTCGAACAGACCACCTACCGCTTACAAGGCGGTTGCTCTACCGGATGAGCTAAGAGGGCATTACCATATTGAAACACACTACCAGTCCCAGGGATTCGAACCCTCTGTCTTTTGTAGTTTACCACGACTTTTACGGTCAGGCAAGCAATGCGTTTTAATATGGTACTGCTACGGGGAATCGAACCCCGCTTAACGGCTTGAAAAGCCGCTGTCCTAACCGATAGACGATAGCAGTAAATATCACAAGATAAATTTTTAAAGAACTTTGCTGTTTTTAGCAGCTGATAGGTTATTATATAACAACCATCATTTATTGTACAACACTTTTTGTGATTTAACGCTTATAGATATAAACATCAATCATTGTGGCGTTAGCGATACCGCCAACGATGTTGCCACCCCAATCATAAGAAACTGGTTTAACTGAAGCCTTTTTGAAGTAGCCAGCGGCTGCAATCATCTTGACTTCTGGTTTACGACCACGAAGAACAACTCGGCTTTTAGTCGTTGACATTTTATTCAACATGCTAACAGCACCCTTGACTTCATCGATTCTCATCATGTCTGCAGCAGACTTTGTATCTGCCGTGAACACATAAGATTTCGAAGTACGTTTTGTCATTCTGTTTCCTTGTTTTGATAGATCAATTATACAACAAGTTCGATTTATTGTACATACTTTTCTAAAAATATTTTTGTATCACCTAAGTGTTACTTTTTAGAACCGCATCCACAAGTTTTTCAACTTATGGTGTATTGTACCACAACTTCGATTTATTGTACACAGGCTAGAACAGATCTACGCACTTTTTATTCGACTTTTACCTGTTGTCCCACATTCTGCACAACAACACGTAAAAATGTCATAAAAAACCCTTACGAATCAATAACTTACAACTGCAAAATCTCATCACGAGAACTCGCCCATTAAAAAAGCCCCTACTTGAGGGGCTTTGAGTGTAGTTCTATGCTATACCTTCAGCCCCGTTGCGGTCCTTTGATCTCATATGAGCAAGGGCGCGCAAAACTCTGGTCATTCCAACCATTGTTTCTTGTCGTCGATGTTATGAGGTGTAGCATTTGAATTTGATCTCCTAGATTCATATTTTATTTATATGAATTCTACTGTTACTTTAGTCTTTTTTCGAAACAAAACCATAAAGTTCTTGAGCTTTTTTAGTTAGCTCATCGATAGAGTATTGTGCTGGTGCGAATTCTTTCCACGTTTCAGCAGTAACTTTACCAGCATCAACTGCAGCTTCATATGCACGATGTGCAAACTGCATATTGATTTCTTGTTGACGATCCATGTAGTCCT